CTGGCGGGAAAAACTAAAAACTCCGTTGATTTAAAGGAAGACATAATTGATGGTAGAGATACATACAATCCTTAAATTTAAGAATTATCTTGAAGGATAAGTCTCTTTCAAAAATTGTATTACTAACTTCTAATATATCTTCATCTTTAAACAATGAAGTACAAGTGACGTGACCTTCCCAGTCACAGTCATAAAGTTTTTCTAAATAAAGGAGAAACTCTTCTCTAGCCAATTGAGAGTTATAACTAGGAGGAAAAGAAAAAGGATCATGAGAAGGAAACAGTTGTTTAACGTAATCAAAAAAGTTACCTACAGTATATTCAGGATAGTTTTCACTAAATAGTCCTATACAAATGTTACTTAAAAAGGCATTAGCTGCTCCTTCTTGGTTAATGGTAGTGAGGATATTCTCGAAACATAAATGAGGTGTGTATAAGTCGTGTAATCTTCTTAAGAACTCGGATCCAGATATGAGTTTGTTTTTGTATAGTAAGAAGGTTACCCAGGCTTTAAGAAGTAATAACTTCTCACGAGATATACCTTTGAATTCCAATATAAGAGTTAATATTAAATCCTCTATATTAAACGATAAAGACCATCTTGATCTAAAAACAAAAAGATAAAGTATAGACTGAAAAGGTTTAGATCTAAAGTGATATAGGCCTTTAAGAGGTAAAGGAGAACAATTAATACCTCTGATGTAAATCAATTTAGCAAATTCATAACCGATAGAAGATAAGAAGGTCTTAGGTAAAGAACATTTAACTCCTAAATGCTTACAAACTAAAAGGTAATGGTCATGGATCTTTCTGTCGAAAATGACTAGGTCATCACCTAGGATCATCCAAGGAGCTGAACGAAAGAAAAAAGGCGAACATAAAGACGAGTGTACTGACGTATAACAGTATGATAAGAGCAGATGATGAGTTAGAGAATATGTTGTCCAAGATCCGTAAAGACCCATAGGTGTACCCATATTATAATTCAAATATACTCCATCAGTATTTCCCTTGTCTTTAAATAGGAAAGGACTTTTAAAGATTCCTGTGACTGTATCTAGGTAATCTTGGGGAAGTCCCAATAGAGTTTGGAGTACTAATAATTGGACTGACCATGGCATCCTATCAGTTGCCTCTGTAAGATCTAAGCTACTAAAAAAGCGACCATCAAAGTACTTAGGATGAACTTTTTGCTGATTGAATGTTCTATCTGAAGGAATAAGTTTAAGTAGAGATAACAACAAATTATGAAGAGGTAATAATGAAGACTGATAAAAGTAATTAGCGATTGCTATATACCTTGTCTTTCCCTCTTTGTCACTGAAGTTAACTATCTTTCCGGTTGTAATTTGTCTATATTTGAGTTTTGGTATTCTTGTAAGGTCCTCCACTTTAGTAAGTATTACATTATTTTCAATATCCTTACACATCTCGTCCATTAAAGGAGAGGAGATAATATCCTGACATACATAATCAGAAAAGTATGTATCCAACACATTACCAAGAGGGCCTTTTTTGGTTGAATGAAAGAAAAGAGGTGTTAAGGTAAAAGGGATTTTGGGTAACATTTTTCTAATGCGTTGTAAGTAAGACTTGAATGATGCAAAAAAGGCAGGATTAACTTTTTCTTCTTCCGTTATAAACTGAATACCTTCTAGGCCTTTTGGTGGTAAGTCGAATGACTTACTAATGGACAAAAGAGTTAAAATATAGCTAAGTCTAGGTATATTCCTATGAAGAATATCTGATAACAGTTGACCTCGTAAATGACGAGGAATATTTCCGTACTTATGACGAGATATGTTGACACCAGAAGGTAAAGCAATATTAATATCATCCATGAGATACTTAGTAACTAGATACCTAGAGTATTTAGTGTACATAATCAATGAAGAGACACCTCGTGTACATAAGATCCTTCTTAACTTTTTGAGAAAGATCCTATAGGGACCCGTGGGAATACTGACGAGATTCAAAAGACGTATTAAAACCTTTGCTAAGTAATCAAACTTGTTAACCAAGGTAAAGTAATTAACAACCCTAGTAGATGATTTACTAGGTATATTTGATTTGTAAGACCTTTTAACAAAAGGAGTAGTATTTCCACGATCTAAAACAAAACGGGAAGTTTAAGGATGTTGTCTAAGAGGTTAACATAATCAAACTCAAATTTGATAGATGAAATTGAAGCCTCCGTTTCAAAGGTAGCTAGATTATGATTATATACTATACCGGGTATGTGTTCAAATGGTCGCTGAGTAGACCAATAAGTAGAGTTATGGTCTGGTTGAGAAAGCGAAAGAAGAAGTGATTCTTTGGTAGGATAATTATGGTATACTAATGGTTTGAACGTTACTATAGTTTTAAAAAGTTTAAAAGTGGTGGTACGAGTATTACCCTCAGGGAAATAACCTCCTACTAGTCTATACATCAGGTCATGACAATTATCATTGGTGTAATCTCTATAAAGATACTTCCTACTGTTGACCTTAAAACCTATAACATATTTAACTTTAAATATACTAGGAAAATCGTTCCCGATTATTTTAATAAACGAATCTGTAATATCATGTGACTTAGAAGCGTAATAAGCATATTTACTTTTGTTTGTATCTTTTAAAACCATCAAAAACTGTTTAGTAAGATGTGAGGCAAGTTCTTGAATAGAAGTATTACGGACAAAACTACTTGTATCATAGGAGAACTTAGTATTAAGTTTGTCACGGAAATCATACAGGAAAAATTGAGTATAGTCACCCTTACGTCCTGAAGGGTTATTCCATATGTCCCATAAAAGGTCTTTAAGTAAGTTAATAGTTTTCATTTGAGTTACAATGGTAGGATGGTTAACCATCCCCTATGAGGAAGAAATAACTCATAGTTATTATAAGGGTCCATTGGACATTTAACCAGTGAGGACCCTACCCTTAATTATAAGGGGTCTCGTTGAAAGACAAGACTTAATAATAC